CGCGGTCACCGAATTCATGAGCTACAGCAAGATCGTCGAAACGTTCGGTTGGAAGGGCCCGAAGACGCCCCGCTCCGGATTCAAGGTCACCGACGACACCCAGATGGCGTTGTGCGTGTCCCGCGCCATCAACTCCGGCCTGTACCTCGACGAGGTGTTGGCCGACGAATTCGGCGCATGGCTGTGGGAGATGGGCACCGGCCGCGCGCCGGGCCGGGCCTGCACCTCCGCCGCGTACAAGCTGAAGAGGGGCCTGCCCTGGTGGGAGGCCACCAACCACGACTCCAAGGGCTGCGGCGCGAACATGCGGGTTGCCCCGATCGGCCTGAAGCAGGGCCTCAGCCTTGACGAGATGGCCGGGCTGGCGCAGTTGCAGTCAGCAATGACTCACGCGCACCCGACGGCGCTGGCCGCCTCGGAACTGACCGCCTACGCGGTGCGGCTGCTGGTCGAGGGGACGCCGCTGGTGTCGCTGCCCCGGCTGCTGCTGGCCCGCTGCGACGAGCAGCGGTTGCTGTACCGGGAAGGTTCCCTCGGGCACCTGTGGGAGTGGTCGGGCAAGTACGACAGCCCGGAAGACTTCATCTCGTTCGGTTGGGATGAGATGGAACTGTCCCTGCTCGACCTGACGAACGCGCTGCGCCACCCCCGGCCGAAGGTGGATCCGTGTATCGCCACGGGTGGCGGCTGGATCGCTGAGGAGTGCTTGGCGACGGCGCTGCACTGCGCGTTGCTGTTCCCGAATGACCCGGTGCGGGCGATTCGGCGGGCGGCTGCCACGTCGGGTGACTCCGACTCCATCGCGGCGATCACGGGGGCGCTGGTGGGTGCGGCGCACGGCTACAACGCTTGGCCGGAGACGTGGTCGACGCGGATCGAGTACCGGACGGATCTGGTGGAGCAGTCGGCGGCCCTGTCGGTGGCCTGACGCCCCGTACCCCCCCTTGCCCACTCAGGCAAGGGGGGTGTACTCTTTTTCCATACATCTAGCAAGGAGGCACGGATGGGCGCGAAACCCAACCCCCGGCGTGAGGTGGTCCGCACCCTGCGCCGGGTGCGCGGCTACCTCGGCGAACTGACCGCCGAGTGGAACGAGCCCGGCGGGAAGCGGTTCGGGGACCTGTTGGAGAACCGGGCCACCGCGTGGCGGGCCCTGCACGTGAACCTGACCGGCGTCATCCAGGAGTTGGAGGAACTGCGCACCGAGGCGCTAGGGCAGGCGCAGGCGTTGGAGTACATCGCCGACAACCGGGCCATGGACGCGGGCGCGTTGCATCGCTGGCTGAAGAACAGGGAGGGCAAATGATCAACGAGGACGAGGGCCGTCGGTTGGCGCGACTGCTGGGGGAGGCGGATGTCCAGCTATCGGAGAGTGCCGGCACCGGCAACCCGAAGGAGACGGCCGTGGTGATCGACGAGGAGGAATTACGCCGGCTGGTGCGGCTGCTGAAGGAGGCCGACGCCCGGCTGCTGGAGGGCTACGGCAACGCCGACTGGCAGTGGGTGCTGGACGCCCAATGCGACATCGAGAACATCACCCGTGACCTATGCAACCTGGTCGGGGTGACAACCAACCAGGACGACATCACCAACCGGATCAGGGCGGCACGCCAGAAGGAGAACACCGATGATCACTCGTGAAGACCTGACGTTGGAGCCGTTCACCCAGCAGTGGGGCGGCGAGGGAATGCGCGTCAGCGTCGCGTTCCCGGACCTGTGGGCACCGGAGGGCACCCGGCCCCGCTCGTTTGAGCTGTGGTCGACGAAGGGCCTACGCGGCACGCCGAAGGCCAGCGGGACGCACGTCCACGACACCACCAACGGCAAGACCCACGACTGGCGCGGGGTGCTGCCGGCCAACGAGATGGACGAGGCGATCGACCAGTTGGTCGACTACATCAACGAACTGATCGATCGGCAGGCGTTCGCCTGGAAGATGGAGTCCGCCCTGCACCAGTTGCAGGATGCGCTGTCCCGGTTCCACAACTCGTTGGAGGATGACTCCCGGTTTGACTACGACGAGGAGTGGCCGAAGGCGCGGGTCGCGTTTGAGGCGGTCGAGTTGGCGATGGCAAAGCCGGAGTCGGCGAAGCAGCCGAAGGTCGAGCCGTCTGCCGCCTGAGTTTCGGCAGGTCACACCCCCTTGCGCGTCATGGCAAGGGGGTGTATGCTTTTCTCATACGCCCGCCCACGTAGGAGGTCGCATGGCACAGCCAGCTAACCCGCTCCGCTACGACGAAGTAGCGATGGACATGGAGGTCGCGGTATACATCCCCGGCCTGTCCCGCCCCCTGTACGGATCCGTTGTCGGCAAGTGGTCCCAGACCAAGCCGACCAAGGAACGTGTCAACGTCCTGGTCTGGCGCAAGGGCCAGTCTCGGGTGATCGAGGTGGACCTAGCCCAGATCGTGCCCTGGTAGGCTGATCTCACCTTCCGTACCAGGCAGAAACCCCCGGTCCATGCGGCCGGGGGTTTCTGTGTGTCCAGGATTTCCTATCGGGTCCGGGTGTAGCTGGCCGCCTTGCCGGCGGCCTTCGCCTTCGCCACAGCCACCTTCGCGTCAATCTCGGTAGTCTTCGTGGTCACCGACCCGTCGATCGTCACCGCGTACTGCGCGCCACCGCCCTGGGCCGCGTTACCGCAGTTGCAAGAAATCGGGATCACCTCTTCCGCTTCCGGGCCTCCGCCCGACCCTTCCAGCAGAGCAGGCAACCCCGTCGCTGGCCTTTGTTGTCCCAGCGGCAGTTCACCGGGTTAGTAAGATCGTGCAGCCCGGCGCGACAGATCGTCAACCGTCCTCGCCGCCGGTTCTCCGCATGGGTTACGGGTTCCAGATGATCTGGCCGTACGCACAGCTTGACCCGGCACAGGTGGTCTAGTTCGCGTCCCTCTGGAACCGGCCCGTTGACCTGTTCCCATAGCCACACGTGGGCGACCTCTTTCTTGCTGGTCGCCGTTGTGCCGGGGCGGAAGTAGCCGTACTGATGTGGCCGGTTACTCCCGCCCTTGTTGCCAGTCCACAGCCAACAGGTATCCGTCTTGGTGACCTTGCGCATGAACCGGGTCAGCGGAGGAGTGATCACGGGCGCAGCGTACCGCGCCCGCTACCCACTACTACGCCACATCCGCCAATGCCAGCTTCGCCGCCGCGAACCGCGCCTTGCGGAACTCTGCCCGCCGCGCGTCGAAGTCCTGATCCGCACCGGCCGCGATCAGCCGGTCGAAGTGCCGCTTGCGGGCCTTCTGCTCCTCCTGCTCCCGCAGGAACGCCGCCGCCGCCCGCCGCCCGAACTCGTCCGGGTCTAGCGTGGCGGCCGTGTCCGCTGCCTCTGCCCCGGCCGGTAGGACACCAGCAGCCACCAAACTGACCGGCTGCCCGCCCGCGACAACAAGCTGCGCACGGGGGATCGGGAAGCCAGGGGTGTTGACGTGCAACGCACCCACCATTTCGAGGTTGTCGGCGACACGTCGCCAGTCGCCGGACAGGGGGGTGTGCCGCATGGTGTACACGGCCTTGTCGTCGACGTCGGGGACGAGGGCTCCGGCAACCCAGATGCCATGCTCATCCTCCCCCGCCCGTACCACCGCACCCGTGTGGCCGGAGTTGTCGTAGTGCTCGCTGGCGGCCCGGAATCCCATGTTGGGTACCGCGTGCCCAGTGCCGTACGTCAGGTTCCCCACGGCCACGTGAGTGCCCTCAGCGGTCACCACGTTGCCGACGTGGAAGTGCGCGTACCCGGTCTTCGAGTGGGGTGGGGTGACGCACTGGTTGCCGATGCCGATGTGGCAGGTGCCCCACGCGGCGACGTGCCCGAACACCCGGCCATCCTCGGTGATGGTCAGCGGGGTCGGCTCGTCCAGGTTCGGGTTGGCGAACCAGGCAGCCGGCGGTGCGAGCGGACCAGCGGCGGCGGTGACCGTCTGCCAGGAGGAGGGGATGGCGTCGGCGAACCCCTTCCGCTTGGCGATGGCGATGATGCGCGCCTTGACGGCCTCCGGGTCGGCGGCCTTGCCGATGAGCCGGGCCGCGTCCGCGACGTCGGCGGCGGTGACGATGGGGAAGCTGCGGTTGGGGCCGGCGAAGTCGGACGCCTTCAGCTTGTCCCGGTCGACGCCACCACCGACGCCGGGGTCGAAGTTGCGGAACTCCGTCTCCCCCTCGTCCGACTCGTCGGCCAGTTCGAGGATGGCGTGGCCGGCCAGCTCGGCGAAGGCGGGGATGTGGACGAGGGTGGCGCTGGCGATCCGGCCCCGGGTCACCAGGTTGATCATCTCGTTGGTGTCTCCGGCGAACCCGCAACCACAGTCGCCGCCGGTCGCCTCCGCGTGGCCGCGCTTGGCGTCCTTCAGCTTGAACGTCTCGGCGGGCACCTGCTCCATGTCGGCCTCGTCCAGGTCGACGGACGGGCCGATCACCTTGTCGCCGGTGAGCATCCGGGCAGTCTTCGCCATCTGGCGCATGTCGTCGGGCCACTCAGGTCCGTCGTAGAACTCGCCGTGGCCGAACATCTGCCCGTCCGCCTCGGGGTCGATCTTGTCGATGCGACCCACCACCACGGCTTCCTTGTGGCCGCCGGAGTCGGAGTGGACGTAGCGCAGCGGCAGCGGGAAGTCCCGGTGCGACAGTGCGCCGGCCTTGAACTGCCGGTGGTCGCCGGTCGGCTTGCCGATCACCGCCAGCGGCATGTGCCACTTGGTGCCCACGGTCTACTCCTCGCTTGGTTGATCGACATCGTACGGCGGTTCGAGCAGGTTCGACTCATCTGTGCCCTGGGCGATCTGCTGGGCTTTCAGCTGTCGGGCCAGTTCCGGGGACGGGGGGCCAGGGATGATGGTGGCGTCCTCGGAGAGGTGGCGCTTCTCGGCGTTGGTGAGCTGCTTGCGTTTGTCTGCCATCGTGCTTGCCTTACTGCGCCGTTGGGATGCGGTCGACGACGACGTCGAACCGACGCCGGCCGTTGATGACGCCGTAGTCGGCGACAACCGTGTACCGCAGCCCAGGCTCCAAGATCACTTCGGCTTCGCTTTCGTGCTGGCCACCCTCCTGCGCGTTCACCCCCCGGAACTTCTGCTCCTGCCGGAGCAGGATCCGGATCACGAACGGGTCCTGGCCGAGGTGGGCGAAGTTGTCGGCAGTCGACTGCTGCACCGACGTGGACGAGGCCCCCAGCTGGTCGAACGACGCCCCCACCATGTTGGTGTCGTTGGCCTGCGCGCCGAACTTCTGCGACATACGCCGCAGTCCCCGGAACAGCACCACATCGGTGTCCACTACCGGGGTGTCTTCGTACGCCTTCTTCAGCAGGTGCGCGTTGCCGGTGACCTTGCCGCCCGGCCCAGCCTTGATCAAGTCCTGGTTGATGGCCTCGTAGCCGCCACCCGTGTAGGACACGAATGCCGACTTGGTGCCGCCGGTGAGCTGATCGATGCGCTTATATTTCTTGATCGCATCCTGGCCCTTGGCGGCCTCCTGCCCGCGCTCCGCCCACGCCGCATAGTCCGGGGACACGTAGGCCGGGTTCCCGTCGAACGCGGTCGTGCCGTAGCCGCCGGTGCCCAGCGTCGGGCCCTCCGGCATGAAGTGCACACCGAGAGCCGAGGCGACCGCCGGGGACGGCGCGCCGGGCTCCCCGACCTTGGCCGGGGCACCGAGCTTCTGGGCGAGCGCCTTCTTCGCCGCTTCCACGCTCTGGGCATGCTGCTGGTCGAAGTACTCGAAGTTCTTCTCCAGGTCGGCCGCTTCCTTCAGGTGCGCGGCGGCCAACTTCTCGTTGCCCTTGCTGTAGTGGTAGGTGGTGGTGGCGTTCTTGTCGCCCAGCTTGGCGATCAGGTAGTGGTGGGCGGCCGGCGAATGTCCGGCCAGCGCCTTGCCGTAGCCGCCGATCTGGTAGGGGACGTCGTCGGCGGCCTTGGTCTGGTTCGGCTTGGCGTTCCACTGCGGGATGTGCTTGGTGGCCAGCCCGGCGTCCTTGCGGATCTGCGCCACGGTGGCGTCGGCCTTCGCGTGGGCAGCTTTGTAGTCGGCTTCGGCGGCCTTCAGCTTCTCCGCCGCACCGGGGGTGCCGGCGTGGGCGTGCAGGTGGGCGATGGCGAGGGCTTCGGTGGCCTCGTAGAGAGCCTTCGTGTCCTCGTTGACCTGCGCCTTCAGCGGCGTGTTCTTGATCGAGTGCTGCGCTTCCCACTTGCCCTTGGTGCCGTAGTACAGGGCGTCCTTCGCGCCCTTGGCCATGGCGGAGCGGTACGCCTTGCCGATGATCTCTTCGTCGGTGGCGGTGACGTCCTTACCGAGGACGGCGTGGACCTGCTCTATCGCGTCTTTCTTCTGTTGCTCGACGTTGCCGGTCAGGGTGGCGGCGACGTCTTTCAGGGTGGCGGCTTTCGCCTTCGTGCCGGACTCGCCGGATAGGACGGCCTTCGCCTTCGCCGCGTTGGTGTAGACGGCGGACGTTTTCGCCGTCTCGGCGATGGTGTCGTCGAGGAACCCCATGATGTGCTTCTGGTGGGCGGGGGTCAGCTCGGTGAAGTCCTGGTGGCTCAACTTCTCCAGCGCGTTGACCTTGTCCGAGGTGGCGTAGTAGTCGTTCTTCGGGGCCTTGATCGCGTTGACCTGAAGCTGCGAGTAGTGGCCGGGCACCTCCGTCGAACCGACCAGCTTGTCGGGTAGCTTCGCGCCCAGCTCCTTCGCCTTCGCCGCCGCTGCCACGTCGTGGGTGGCGATCTCGGCGAGGTAGTGGGAGACGGCGTGCCGCTGGGCCGGGGTCAGCGCCTTGAACTCTTCCGGGGTGAGCGCCTTGATCGGGTCCCAGGCGTTGCCGGGGCCGACACCGTTGAAATCGGCCGACTGGATCTGGGCCAGGTGGTTCGGCCCGGCCCCTTCGGTAGAGCCGTGCACGTTGCCGGGGGCGATGATGGTGACGGGCTTCGGGGCTGGCTTCTCACCCGCGTACGGGGAGGGGCCGCCGGGCTTGGCCAGCCCGAACCGTCCCCGTAGCCCGTCGACGCCCTGCACCCCGGATTCGTCCATCTGGTTGATCTGGGTGATGAGCTTCGCCTGGTGGGATTCCTTCAGCTGCTTCCAGTCGTCGGCGGTGAGCTTGTCGACGAGGGTGGCCTTCTGCTGGAAGGTCAGGTTGGGGCCGGTGCCGTTGGCCGCCTGGTGGGCCATGGTGGCGGCTTGCTTCATGTCTTCGGTGTAGTGGTCCGGCCAGGTGTTGCCGGACACGTCGAGAGCCGGCACATCAACGTGGTTGATCTTGACCGGCTCGGCCTTGACCTCCGGGGCCTCCGGCTTGGCAGCCTCCCCCTCGCCCCACTTCTTCAGCAGCTTGCTGGCCACGGAGCTGGTAACCACGTGCTGGCCGGGCTTCGACTTGATCGCGGTGACCTTGTCGATGAGGGCGGTCTTCTCGTCCTGCGTCATCCCGTCAAGGTCGGCCTTCGACAGGTTCCACACGTGGTCAAGCACGGTGTCGTCGTCAAACGTCGTCGACAGGACAGCCAGCTTCGCCTTCACCTGCGCCGGGTTGTAGCCGGCCGGGACGTCGATCTTCGGGGTGGCCTCCACTGTCTTCTCGGCGATCTTGGCAGCCTCAGCGGCCGGCAACGGCTTCGCGGTACCCGGGCCGCCGGTGGCGTCGATGAACTTGTCCAGCAACCCCTGGGTGGCGGCTAGCTTCTTCGGGTCCTTCAGCTTCGTCAACGCGACGGCGAGCTGCGCCTTGATGGTGGTCTGCGTGTCCGGGTCCAGCGATACGAAGTCGTCCTTCGACAGCGGCTCGTAGGTCTCCAAGTGCTGCTTCGACATGACGAAGCCCTTGGAGTTGGCGAGGTCGTGGGCGACCTGCGCCTTCTCCGACAGCTGCTTGGCGACCGCGTTGACGCCCGTGCCGCCGCCGGTGCCCTTGGCCTCCTCAGACAGGGCGTTGACCGACTCCTTCTTCGGTGTGTCCAGGTTCGCCAGGTGCGCCTTGACTGCCGGATGGTTCTTCGCCATCTGGGCAAGGGTGGCCTTCACCCCGGGTGACTGCTCAACGTCGGCCTTGTTGCCCTTGGTGAGGATGTCGTGCAGGGCATGCGCGTCAGTGCCGATGGTGGTCTGCTTGTCGCCACTGAAGGGCCCGTTGGCCTTCCCGTGGGCCTTGAGCACCTTCAGGATGTCGGCCTTGTCCTGCGGGTCCAGCTGGTGGAACTCGGACGGGGTCAGCTTCCCGACAGCCTCGGTCAGGTTCTCCGCCTTGCCGTGGCCGTAGGCGGCGGCAGCAGCCGCGCCCAGCTTCGCCGCCTGCTGCTGGTGCACGTTGTACGGCTTCGCCTCCGGAGCCTTCGGCACCTCGGAGTTGTGGTCAGCGAAGGTGACGCCCGGCTTCATGTTGGCGACATCGAGCAGCTTCGCGTTGAGAGCCTTCGCCTTCGGCGCGTTGTCGGCGTTGCCGTATTCGGCGATCGTCTCCAAATGCTTGCGGACCTTGACCCGATCGCCGAGGGGCAGGTCCGTGTAGTCCTTCGCCGTCATCTTCGAAAACGAGTCGAGGAAATCGGCATGCGACTTGCCGGTGACCGCGTCGGCGGTGGCAACGCCCTGGTGCTGCTTGACCGGCTCCGGAGCCTTCGGCACCTCGGGGGCTTTCGGGGTTTCAGCCTCCGCCTTCTTCTCGCCGTGGAAGTACGCCTTCAGCTTGTCGGCCTTCTCCACCTGGTGGAGGGTCGCCGACTTGTGGGTGGCGATGAAGTTCAGCTTGTCGTCGAGGGCCTTGCGGTCGGCCGGGGTCAGCGCCTCGTAGTCCGACTTGGACAGGGTGCCGAGGTGGGCCAGGTAGGTGACCGGGCCGGCGTTGTGGGTGAGCTGTACCGCCTTCGTCATGGCGGGGCTGTAGCCGTTGTCCAGCTTCGCGGCCGGCTTCTCGAATGCGCCCTGGGTGGTACCGGCCTTCACCGCCTCGCCGAGGGTGTGCTTGCCGACCTCGGACGGCTTGGCGAGGGTGATCTTCTTCGGGGTGCCTTCCGGCTTGCCCTTCGGCTTGGCGGCCTCGCCGAGGGTGTCCTTTGCCTGCGCGGCGGCGTCGGTGCCGGCGGTGGACAGCTTCTCGGCGTGCAACTTCGGGGCCGGGTTGGCAACCACCCCGGCGGCCTTGTTGGCGGCCTGCGCGGCGGCGTGCGCCTCCCCGCCCACCACTTCGGCGTGCTGGCCGATCTGGTGCTCGGGGGGCGGCTTCGGCAGGCTGTAGGTGATCTCCTTCAGGAGGGCGGCCGGGACCTTCTTCCCCTCCTTCTTCAGCGCGGCGATCTTCGCCAGCCGCTTCTGGTTGGCTTTCTCTACCCGGGACGATTCGAGGGCGTGGTAGACACCGGGGGCAGTCACGTGCAGGGTGTGCTTCCAGCCCTTGCACGGGCCGGGGTGCAGCGGCAGCCGGCAGGCGACCAGTGAGCACATCTGGTGCGGGCCCCATTCGTCGTCGACAAACGCGGCAGCGAGCAGGGTGAACTGCGCCTGAGTGAAGGGCAGTTTGGCCTCTTGTGCCTCTTCGGCGATGTCGAACAGGGTCAGCATCGGGTGTCCTACTTCTTCCGGGTGCCGGCCTGGTGGCCGATCTTCTCCAACTGGTCGTGGACGGTGCCGCCGGCCTGCTTCGCCTGCTGGCCGTGGCCGTGTTTGCAGGATGTCATGGCCGGGATCTTGTGGTCTGCTGCCATTGTGCTGGTCTCCTAAATCTTCGTGCTGGTCTGGTAGGGCTTCAGTTTCGTGTTGCCGCCGCCACCTTTGCCCCGGGCCCTCTTCTTCGTGGCGGCCTTGTCGAGCCGGTCCTGCTGCTTCTCGTCGCCGATGGCGGTGTTGCGGCGACGAATCACGTCGGATTGATGTTGCCGGTCGGCGGCCTGCTGTTGGCGCAGTGTCGCCAGGTGCGGGGTGAGCTGCTTGCGGTAGTCGGCGAGGGCCCGCTGCGCGGCCTGGCGGGTCTTCGGGTCTGGGTTGGACATCATGATCGCCTGGGTGCGCAGGATGGCCTGGTTGAGTCCGGCAACAGCCTGGGTGGCGTGGGCAACCTTCGCCTGGTCACCGGGTGGGCGTACCTGCACGGGACTGTTGGGTTCGGCGGCATCGCCCCGCTTCTGCCCCTTGCACAGGCCCGGCTTGTGGGTTTCCTTGCAGAACTGGCCGTGGGTGCATGCCTCCTGCACCAGCGTGTACATCACCACCACCTCCCGGCCTCGGCGAGTAGTGCCCCTTTGAACCCACGGTTGGTCATGTTCGTGGGTTGACCTGCCTCTTCGAGCAGCATGTCGCACCGGCAGTTTATGACCTCGCCGGGTGAGCCGGTGGGGTCGCCGGGGAAGAGGAGGTCGTCGTCGCCGACGCGGAACGGGCTGCCGAATGGGACGGTTTGTCCGTCGGCTACGCGATGGGTGGGGCGAGTGCGTTCATCTTCGGTGGCGAGCCACCGTTTCACCCACTGCGTCTCGGGGTCGGCCTCGACGATCATGGCGTAGGCGTCGTAGCGGCCACCGACGTACGCGGCGTGGATTTCGGTGCGGGCGACGGTGGTGGCCCGGTTCTTCCACGTGTCGGTGCCGGTGGCGGAGAGGGCCTGCTGGATTTGGGCGGCCAGGTCGGGGATGGATGCCCCGTTGGTGACGGCCGAGTCGACCAGTTGGCTGACGACGCCGTAGACCTCGGTGGGGGTGTTGACCATCTTGTTTGCGGCGGTGGCGAGGAACTGGTGGACGAACGGCCGGGTGGCGAAGATCGTTTCGTCGCCGGGGCCGAGGACGGTGTGGTACGCCTCGGCGAGGACGTGACGCAGCACGGTGTCGGTGTAGGTGTCGACCAGCTTCGTCCACTGGGGGGCCTTGGCGAAGACGGTGAGCGGATCGGGCATCAACGCCAGGCTGGTGACGCCCTGGTTGATGACGGAGGCGGACACTTCAGCGAGCCAGCCGGTGATCATGTCCAGGTACGCCTGGTAGAGCACGGGCTCGTAGTAGGCATACACACCGAGGGCCTGCTCCCGGGCTACGTTCGCGGCTGGCGAATCGTAGAGGGGGGCAGGCCCGTCTGGTGGCTGTGTCACACGATCATTGTGGCGGATCTTCCGTCATGATCGGGTACACGTCGATCGACTGAATGTTGTCGCGGACCAGGCCGATGGTGCCGCCCCGCGAATCCTGCAAGGTGATCATCTTGGAGCGGGCGAAGCAGTTACGGATGTCGGTGATGACCTGCTCAGCGTCCATCACTTCGGTGCGCAGGGTGCCGGTGTAGGTGCGGGAGTCACGCCAGTAGGTGACCCGCACCGTCCACGTGTGCCCGTTCAGGCCGCTCACGGTTCCGCCTCGCCAGGTGCGTCGGCCTCGGAGACGTCGAAGCCTTTGATGTCGGAGGCCCGCCACCGGGTGATTCCGTCACGGCCGTCGACCAGGGTGACCCACCGGCTGTGTTCGGGTATCGAGTTGGGTCCAAGCTGGGCGGCGATGGTGTCGACCACGCCTTCCAGGGTGGTTTCGTTGGTGGTCTGCACCCCAGTGTTGATCTCGGTGTATTCGTCGCCGACGTACAGGCACACCCGCCAGCGCCTCACCAGTCCTCCCCCCTCTTCTTCGAAAAGGAAAACGATTCGATGTCGGAGCAACGCACCCATGTGGGCGTGCCACTCTTCGGCACGAGAGGCATCCAGGGTTCTTCGGCGATCAGCGCAATCATCTGGTCGGCGGCGGCGGCGACGTCCACATCCTCGGGTAGGTCGTCACCAAGGGTGCCGTAGGCGACGTGGCCGGAGGCGGTGCGGACGATGACGGTGACTTCACTCATGTCGTCACCGGCTCGGGTCGCAGGAACTGGGTGAGGGCCGGGGCCCACGCGATGCTGTCCTGCTGGTACTTGCCGGCGAGAGCCTTCAGCTTTGCCTGTAGGGCGTCGTGGGCCCGGACGGGGATCTCGACGCACCAGCAGGCGTTCTGCCAGGGCGCGCCGGGCGGGCTGTACCAGTTGCCGTGCATCTGGCCACCGGATTCGTCGATGGCCTCTTCGAGGGTGCCGAAGACGTGGGTGATGAACAGCGACCATTCCACCTGGGTCAGCTTGTCGTCGCTGTTGCCGATAGAGATGTAGACGGTGGTCATTCGGGGGTTACCTCCAATAGGGCGGCTTCTTCGCGGTCGAGTCTGT